TAGGTGAGATCATAGACTTCTACCTGCACAGCGATCACTTCGCTAGGCTGACAGGCAACACACAGAAGCAGTACGAGAATCACCTTGTGGGAGTACGAGCTACCCGTATACTAGGTAGACGCTTAGAGGATTACCGTGCACGTACACTCAAGGCACAGCATACCAACCTGGCGTACCAAGAGTGGCTCAAGGTAGGGGTGCGCACTGCTAACTACCGCAAGGCATCTCTAAGCACAGCATGGAAGTACTGCATGAGACTAGACATCATGGAGAACGATCCAGTCAGACTGATCAAGACAGAGCGAGACAATGTACGCAAGGTTAAGTGGACACGTGAGCAGGTACATCAGTTCCTCGACACTGCATACTCTGACTTCCGTTGGCGTAGCATTGGGTTGATCGTGCACATGTCATACGAGTGGGCGCAGCGTGTAGGTGATATGCGTATGCTTACATGGAATAAGATAAACCTACCTGAAGGACGTGTCGATCTGACACAAAGTAAACGTGGTGCTGATGTGCACCTACCTATCCCTCAGGGGTTACAACAAATGTTAGAACAACAAGACTTGGACTTCGGGTTCCAACAGTACGTAGCACCCAAGACTAAACCTGTAGCAGGTGCATATGTACCGTACCCTATTGATCAGATTGATGATGCTATAAATGAAGTCAAGGATGCTGCGGGACTACCCAAAGGTATCACAGCCATGGACTTACGGCGCACTGCTATCACTGAGATGGTAGAGGGTGGCGCTGATCTAGCACAGATCATGCAAGTCAGTGGTCACGCTGATCCTGGCTCAGTCAAACCTTACATGGTCAACACATTTACTGGTGCTAAGAATGCTCTAGCCAAGAGAAACAGAGATGAATAACAACATTAAGAAGTACGTGCAAGACCTTGATCTTAAAGAAGGAATGTCACATCGTGCTACCTGTCCTTGGTGTGGTGGTAAGAACACATTCACTGCTACCAAAGAGGATGGCACTGTAGTCTACAACTGTTACAAGCTAGGGTGTCAGATCAAGGGTGCTACATCTACAGGCATGACAGCAGAGGAAATCATGGGGCGTATCCGTCCACGTGATAAGCCAGTCAAGCAGGAAGCTGAACTGATTGCATGGCCTGAGTTTGTTGTGACACCCAGCGCAGAGCACACGTTACACAAGAAGTTTGTACGTAGGTGGGGCTTGGATAATGAAGACCTGATGTATGACGTTAAAGATCGACGCACTGTGTTCCCTATACGACATGAGGGTAGACTGATTGATGGCGTAGGCCGTGCACTTGATGGTGCTATACCTAAATGGTATCGCTACTCAGGTCAGGCTGATGTATATACACGTGTAGTAGGTAGGCCAAGCGGTGTAGTCATACTGGTAGAGGATGTCATCAGCGCAGTGGTAGCAGCTAAACTCATGCCAGGTTTGACAGGTATGGCTATCCTAGGCACATCACTAAATGTTACAATGATGAAACATTTGGATGGCTTTTACAGGGTGATCATTGCGTTAGACCCTGATGCTGCACACAAGACCTTGGCATACAAGCGAGAGATAGAGTCATGGACAGGGTTAGACACAAGAGCATTACGACTTGACGATGACCTGAAGTATAGGTTAGAGACAGATATAATTAAACTTAAGGAGATGACATGATTGAAGTAACTTACGTGGATCACATGGGCGATGACTTGTCTGTAGTAAATGCTGCACGTGTTAGCTTCGGTAAGAAGTCAGACTACATGCCACGTGTACACATGGGTGAGCCGAAGGTGTTACAGCACAAGGATGATCGCTTGATCAAGTACTTAGCCAAGCATAAGCACAAGTCACCATTCAACCATACGTTCACTACATTCCATGTCAAAGCTCCAGTGTTTGTAGCACGTCAGCTAGTCAAGCACGAGTACATGCCGTGGAACGAGATCAGTAGACGATACGTAAAGACTGAGCCTGAGTTTTATGTACCGCAGTGGCGTGAGTCAGCAGACGATAAGAAGCAAGGCAGCGGTGGCCCTATGGGTAATGCAGAACGTAAGCCTGTAGCTAACAAGTATGAGCAGCTAACCAAGGGTGCAGCACGTACGTACCGCCGTATGCTAGAGCTAGGTGTATGCGAAGAGCAAGCACGTATGGTATTGCCACAGTCTATGATGACAGAGTGGTACTGGTCAGGTACACTGTTCGCCTTTGCTAAGATGTGTAGCCTACGCTTGAAGGCAGACACACAAGTAGAGACACAGTACGTAGCACAGAAGATTGCTTTGACTATGGCTGATCTATACCCTGTATCGTGGGATGCACTGATGGAGTATGCAGAGTAATGTACACAGTTGAGTTTGAATCCGATGCATCTATCATTACTGTTCTTGACGAGACCAATGAGTGTGAAGACATACAGATGATACTAGGAGATGATAACACTGTATTCCTACGTCAGTTTGAAGAATCATTAGACAAGCATCAGCTTATTATGATAACGTATGAACAGTTACTTGCACTATTTGCTGCACTACGTAGCACAGAAGGTGCGTTTCGCTTGAAGATCAAGGATATAAAGTATGAGTAAACTAGTAGAAGAACTAAAAGACTGGCAAGCTAAGCTACAACACCCTAAGCTAGAGGCTTATGAGCGTAAGTTGATCCAATGTGAGATCGCATACTTACAGAAGGAAATACAGGACAGGCAGTACACGAAGAAGAAAGAGTACGCCTAGTCCAACCAGAGGAGACACACATGATGGAACTAGCATTGGTTCGTACTCTACTAGACAAAGAGTTCTACGATAACCACAAAGGTATCCGCTGTCCTGATAAGATATTCACCAAGGATGTACGCAAGATCAAGCAGACGCTAGACTATGCGATGCATACATACGAGAAGGACTTAACCCCATCCGAACTAGAGGCACTGTTCTATGCTAACAACAACAGCATGACCACTGCCAACAAAGAAGCATACCGTGATCTGTTCCGTAAGATTGCACGAGAGAATCCGCTGAACAAGGAAATCGCAGATGATGTACTATCAAAGTTATTCCAGCAGGTTGTTGGAGAAGAGATCGCTAACCTTGGATTTGACTACGTTAACGGCACACAACAAACGCTTGAACCTCTGCGTCAACTACTCTCGAACTATCAAGATGACTTCATGCCCAACCTCAAGATTGATTGGGATGACATCAGTATCGAAACTCTACTTGAAGCTAACGACATCCAGTCGCAGTGGAAGTGGAACATACCATCTCTTCGTCGTAAGGTTGAGGGCATCAGTGGTGGACACCTCGTCGTCGTGGGTGCACGTCCCAACACAGGTAAGACAAGCTTCCACGCTAGCACCATTGCTGCACCAGAAGGTTTCGCACACCAGGGTGCCAAGTGTATGATCCTCTGTAATGAGGAAAGCTATGAACGTGTAGGTGCACGTTACCTTAGCGCTGCTACTAGCATGAGCATGGATGAAGTCAAAGCTAACATGCCTGTCGCTGCGTTACGCTACGAGCCTGTCAAAGAGAACATCTACATCAAGGATAGCACAGGTAAAGACATGGCATGGGTTGAAGCTATCGTCAAAGCATACGAGCCAGACATCGTAGTGCTAGACATGGGTGATAAGTTTGCAGCTAAGACAAGTGATAAGTCAGACGTGTATCTCAAGGAGGCAGCTATCCATGCACGTAACATAGCCAAGCAATACAAGTGTGCAATCATCTGGATGTCACAGCTATCTGCTGTAGCTGAAGGTAAGGTACACGTTGACCAGTCTATGCTTGAAGGTAGTAAGACAGGTAAGGCAGCAGAGGCAGACTTGATGGTGTTGATCTCTAAGAACCAGATCGTTGAAGGTCAGGATGAAGAGGAAAGCAATCAGCGTCACTTGAACATCGCTAAGAATAAACTCAAGGGTGGATGGCATGGTGTAGTTCATTGCGAACTAGACGGTGCACGTAGTCAATACCTTGCGTAGAGTTAGGCACATAGGGTACAGACTTTAAACCCAAACTTGGAACATTGCGCTTAGCCCTGTATCCTATGTGTCTATTGAATAAGGAGAGCAGTATGAGAAACGTACTGGACGTAGAGAACACTGTTACTAAACGTGATGGCAAGACAATGCTTGATCCGTTTGAGCCAGGCAACCAACTTGTACAGATAGGTGTGCTTGACGTAGACGATTGGAAGAACGAGCATATCATTACACTTGATCACGCAGAGTACAAAGACAACAGTGGCAATGGCAGGAAGGTACTACAGTCTATCCTAGACATGACCACCCTGCTTATCATGCACAACGCACAGCACGACTTGATGTGGCTGTGGGAGTGTGGCTATACATATGATGGGGCAATCTATGATACCATGCTGGCTGAGTATCTACTGCTACGTGGACAGAAAGAACCACTAGGCTTAGATGCTTGCGCCCAGCGCAGAGAACTGGAGTACCAGAAAGATGATACGCTTAAGAAGTATTTCAAAGAGGGATACAACACAAACGAAATCCCTCTCAGTGAGCTTAGCTTTTATCTCAGGCATGATCTGCTCACTACTCGTGAGTTGTTCCTTGCAACGGAGCGAGACTTCAGTAAGCCAGAGTCCTCCTCCCTTCATAGAGTCAAAGCCCAAACCTTTGAAACCTGTAAGACCCTCACCAGAATGTACATGTCTGGATTCAGGGTGGATAACACCGCCCTCCAATCTGTCCGAGTAGAGTTTGAAAATGAGAAAGCACAAATCGAAGAGCGTCTGCAAAAGAAAGTCAGGGAACTTATGGGCGACACCCCTATCAATCTCAATTCGCCTGAGCAAATGTCGCAAGTCGTCTTCAGTGTCGCTATCAACAATAAGAAAGAATGGGCGGCTCTCTTCGACTACGTTGAAACACCTCAAGAGTTTAAAGAGGCGGTCAAGGCTAACTCGACTACGCTGTTCCGCACCAAGGCTTTCACCTGCCCGACATGCAATGGGGAAGGTAAGACGTACAAAGTAAAGAAGGATGGTACACGCTATGCCAGACCTAACAAGTGCAAGGACTGCGATGCACGTGGGTATCAACTAAAGAAGACTAACAAGGTAGCAGGTCTATGCTTCGCTGCGCCTAGTAAGAAATGGGTAAGTGCAAATGGATTCAGCACAAGCAAAGACAACTTGGACACGCTTATCTCCACTGCTAAGAGCAACGGGATGGACACTGCTGTGGAGTTTCTTTCTGATCTTAAAAGGCTTTCTGCTGTTTCTGTGTACCTTAGCAGTTTCGTTGATGGCATTAGTGTTTATACAAAGCCAACCACAGGGATGCTACACGTGGGACGCACTCAGCACATCACCAGTACAGGTAGATGTTCTGGACGAAATCCCAACATGCAAAACATGCCAAGAGGAGGAACCTTCCCAGTGAAACGTGTGTTTGTATCACGTTGGCCCAACGGAAAAATCATGGAAGCCGACTTTGCACAGTTAGAATTTAGAACGGCTGCGTTCCTTGCACAAGATGATACAGCTATGGAAGAGATCGCCACAGGCTTTGACGTACACAGTTACACAGCCAAGGTTATCACTGATGCAGGTGAACCTACGTCACGCCAGGAAGCCAAGGCCCACACCTTTGCTCCTCTCTTCGGTGCTACTGGATACGGTAGATCAAAAGCTGTGGCTGCATACTACGAACACTTCACTGAGAAGTACAAAGGTGTAGCCAAGTGGCACAAGAAGTTAGCTGATGAAGCTGTACGGTTTCAGAAGATCACCAATGTATCAGGTAGACAATACGCATTCCCTGATGTGACAAGACGTAGCAACGGAGGTGTGTCGCACTTCACCATGATCAAGAACTATCCTGTACAAGGTTTCGCTACAGGGGATGTTGTACCTGTGGTGTTGAACGAGATGTACCGTAGGCTTAAGCCATTGCAATCATGTCTAGTTAACTCTGTGCATGACTCTGTGGTGATAGACGTACACCCTGATGAAGAGCAACAGGTTATACAGATTGTGTATGACTTAAACGATGGACTGAATGAACTGGTAGAGGAGGCGTATGGTGTAACAATGAATGTGCCACTATTATTAGAGGCAAAGATAGGCCCAAACTGGCTTGACAATAAAGATGTGTAAGGTATAACTAACCATCTTTGACTTTGAAGGAATATAGATATGAGTACAGAACTAACAATCGCAAACGATCTTGGCATGTCACTTGCTGAGGCTATCGGAGTATCAACATCTGGTGGAGAGACACGCAGTGCATCACTACCACGTGTAGCTCTAATGCACAACGGTATCATGGGTACTATTCAGGTAAACGGTAAGTCAGTTAAGACTGAGGTAGTACCTTCAGGTGCATACAAGATCACACTAGGTGAAGACAAAGTAGTATACAGTGTGAACCCTACGATCCGTATCTTTGCTGTACGTCAGCAGTGGACTAAGTGGGACTCTGAGTCTGAGGTCATGATGAAAACGGTCATGAGTACTGACCTAAAAGGTGACCTGAAAGATAACATGGGTGGCTTTAACCTAGGGCGTCCGTCAGGTTACATCGAAGACTTCAATGCTCTACCTGAGAAGACCAAGGGTTTGATCCGTAGCATCAAGCGTAAGAAGATTGTCTTTGGTATGATCTCAGCTAACGATGTGATTGACGAAGGCGGTAACGAGATGACACCTCTTGACCCTACACCTTTTGTGTTTGAGGTATCACCGTCTAGCATCAAGTCGCTGGACAATGCGATGAACACACTGTCACGTCAGAACATCTTGCCTATCCAGTACACGTTCAACCCATCTGCAGAAGAAGACAAGCTACCAAACGGCAGCAGCTTCTCCCGTATTGTATTTAATGCAGGGGATAAAGTAGAGCTACAGCAAGAGGATCAGGAAACCCTGAACAACTTCTTGGAGTACATTAACTATTCTAACGGTAAGATTCTCACACAGTGGGAAGAGAAGAACGAAGAAGGTATCTCCTCAGAGGATGCAGATATTGTAGCTGAGTTTGTCAACGTAGAAGAGGCAGACTAATGAATCACCCAGCAGAGATAGCCATTTACGATTTACTTCAGAAGGCTACTGCGGGTGAAGCAAGCATGTCAGAGGAGGTGATCAAACAGATTGCCTCCGATGTCGAAGCAGCGATGCACAAGCAGTTCAACTCAGGCCCACGTGATGAGTTCAAGCTACGTATGTCTAACCTAGGTAAGCCTACGTGTCAGCTATGGTTTGAGAAGAATGACCCCGAAGGTAAGACAGACTTCCCACCACACTTCATGATGAACATGTTGATTGGTGATATTGTGGAGGCTGTGTTCAAGGGACTACTACGTGCAGCACATGTAGACTTTGATGACAATGACAAGGTTACACTTAGCCTGGCAGATGGTACTGAGATCAACGGTGAGTATGACATGGTAATGGATGGCAAGGTAGATGACGTTAAGTCTGCATCACCTTGGTCATACAAGAACAAGTTCGCTAGCGTAGAAGAGCTACAAAAGAATGACAGCTTCGGCTACGTAGCTCAGCTTGTAGGTTACGCAGAGGCTGCTGGCAAAGAAGTCGGTGGCTGGTGGGTAGTCAACAAGGGTACAGGTGAGTTTAAATACGTTGATGCAAGCGCTGTAGACAGGTCTGCAGTACTGGAAGACATCCAAGCTACAGTTACCTACATCGAAAGCGATAAGCCCTTCAAGCGCTGCTTTGAGGCTATCCCTGAGACACACTACCGTAAGCCTACAGGTAACTTCAAGCTAGACCCTAAGACGTGTGGTTTCTGTGCGTTCAAACACAAGTGCTGGCCAGCCATGCAGACCCTACCTGCAGTGAAGTCTACTGCTAAGGAACCACCCATGGTAGACTACGTGTTGTTGAATGAAGAGTACTAGAAGACGACACAACAAGAGAGTGTATCGCAGTGGCCTAGAAGATCAGGTTGCTGCATACCTCAAGGTCAACCAGAAAGAGCTAAGGTACGAACAACTAAAGATAGAATGGGAAGACCTACGCTACCGTGTATACACACCTGACTTCCAGTTAGACAACGGTATCATCATTGAGACTAAGGGTAAGTTTGACAGTGATGATAGACGCAAGCATGTTGAAGTAAAGAAACAACATCCTGAGTTAGACATTCGGTTTGTCTTTAGTAATGCTAACGCTAAGTTATACAAGGGCGCTAAGTCTAGGTACTGCGATTGGTGTGACAAGAATGGATTCCAGTGGGCGCACCGTGTGATACCTGAGGATTGGCTAAAAGAAAAGGGTAGACTTATCCGTACCGATCGGGTAAAGCTTAAACAAAAAAGGAAAAGCTAATGTCTTATACATTAAAGAAAGACGAGGTAGCAATCATCATGCGTCCCTTGGACTATGACATGGAGGGTAACTGGAGTGGCGATGCACATACATCTATGATCATTCCTGAGAAGAAAGATGTACCTGAGTTTGTACTTGCACACCTGATCCACATTGCCACTATGATGTCTGCCTTCCTTGACTTAGCATCAGAGGATGAAGAGCTAATGGATGCAGTAGAGGATCGTCGTAATGAACTGATGGGCTATGCTGAAGAACAAATAGAATACGAAGAAGAGATGTATACACAGGAAGGTAATGTATATACGTTGAACAAATGGACTAAGACAGAGGGCAATGCATGAAGATTGAACCTACACTTACTACCGATCCTGTGAACAAACCTAAGCATTACAATGCGGGTGGCATCGAAGCTATTGAAGCTATCATGGCAGCTACTAATGAGCAGGCTGAGGGATACTTGCAGGGTAACATCATGAAGTACGTCTGGCGTTACCGTTACAAGAATGGCTTAGAAGACCTACAGAAAGCACAGTGGTATCTATCTAAGCTTATTGAAGTATACAAAGAGAAGCACAAATGAAAAAGTTTTACGTATCCTTTTACATTACGGTAGACGATGACAGCACTACGTTGTCCTTGTCCTCTGATGCACACGAGGAGGACGTATACGAAGTAGTACATCAAACGTTGTATGACATTGATGACTTTAACATAGACAATCTAACAGTAAGAGAGAAGACATGATAAACGAAACAGACCTAGAAGCTTGGGACTACTACGATTCAGGACAACTGAATGATTATCAACGTGCTGCAGCCAGTACTGCCATCTATAAGCAGGAACATGCAGTGATCTACCCAGCGCTAGGCTTAGCTGCAGAGGCAGGTGAGGTAGCCAATAAGGTTAAGAAGATTCTACGTGACGGTACGTTTGACCGCCAGGCTATTGCAGATGAAGTAGGGGATTGTTTATGGTATATCGCTGCACTGTGCCGTGACCTAAACGTAGACTTAAAAGACTTAGCGGATGCTAATCTAAAGAAACTAAAAGACCGCCAGCAGAGAGGCAAACTATCAGGAAGTGGAGACAACCGATGAGCAACTTACTACCAACAGACTACCAGTCCTTCATTCATAAGTCACGGTATGCGAAATACTTTGATGGTAAAGGACGTGAGAACTGGGACGAAACAGTAGAGCGTTACATGGATAACGTTGTGCGTCCCGTTGCAGGTGACGACAGCTACATCAATCAAATCCGTGACGCTATCCTTGGCTTAGAGATCATGCCATCCATGCGAGCTATGATGACTGCTGGCCCAGCGCTTGAGCGTGACAACACAGCAGGGTACAACTGTTCATATCTCCCAGTAGATGATCCTAAAAGCTTCGACGAAGCGATGTACATCCTCCTCTGTGGCACGGGGGTTGGTTTCTCTGTAGAACGTCAGTACATCACTAAGCTCCCAGAAGTACCACAGCTGTTCGAGAGTGATACCACAGTCGTCGTGAAGGACAGTAAGGAAGGTTGGGCGAAAGCTTTCCGTCAAGTGTT